CGCGGGGTACTTTTACGAGGCCGCCCACTCGCCTAACTGGTCGCACCATGCCTGGACATTTTTTCAAAACCCGCACATCGCCATCAAGTCAGGCCAAAGCCATGACCAAGTATTGCAAGAGGACCTAAACCGCACCGGGCTCACGATTGAGGACCCCACCATTCAGCGCGAGGTGTTTGGCCGTTGGGTTACTGACTCTGATTCGCTTGTGTTCAAGTACAACCCGGCTCTCAACCATTACACTCGGACGCCTGATTGCGGCGGGACCTGGAAATTTGTGGTGGGGGTCGATATTGGGTACGACGACGCCGACGCCATCGCGGTCATTGGGTGGAATGACAAGATTAAGGAGTCCTACCTAATCGAAGAGTATGTCATGGAAAAATCCGACATTACGACGCTCGCCGATGAGATCCAGGCCCGGGTCACTAAATACAACCCCCTCAAGGTCGTCATGGATACCGGTGGTCTTGGTAAGAAGATTGCCGAAGAGCTGCAACGCCGGCGGTCGCTCCCGATCAAGGCCGCCGAAAAACAGCGTAAGGTCGAGTTTATTGAGCTTCTAAACGACGCCATGCGCACCAAGCGGTTTATGGCCCGCAAAGACACCCAATTTGCCGAGGATTGCCTAAAGGTCGAATGGGATGAGGGTAAAAAGTTTGAAAAGATTTCGGACAAATTTCACTCCGACATTACCGACGCCGTTTTGTACGCGTTTCGCGAGTCGCTCCATTGGCTGCACAAGCCCGAGGTTGTCGTACCCAAAGCCGGGTCAACCGCCTGGTACAAAGCCGAAGAGGAGCGCATGGTAAGGGAAGCCGAGGAGGCCGCCCGCAAGCAAAAAGAAATGGACATATTTGACGACATGGGGTGGAATTAGGACAATGACAATCGTTGAGGCCAAAGACCTAGTAATATTTGCAAAAGCCCACGGCGTTAGACGCTTAAAGTTTGGTGAGTTTGAATTTGAGCTAAACCATAAAATGGTGGGTGAGGCAATTAAGGGCGACGGTATTGGTCAGGAATATCAGCCAACCGAGGATGAAATGCTGTTGTATTCTACCCCGTATTTCGATGAATTGGTTGAACAAAGGCGGGCACCGTAATGCAAAAGATCGACTACTCTACACTTTCGGCCCAAGGCGCGGACGCATATCAGGCGTCGGACAAAGCATGGTGGGCGTGTGACAAGAGCGAGCGCCATCAAGCGGTTGCCAAGATCGTCAAGGCCCTGTCCCAGTATGACTCGAAACGCGAGACCCAATACCAAATCTCGACCCGGCTTTACGGCAACACCAATATTATGGGTCTTAATGGCCTATCTTATGCCAAGATTACCTCCGTCCAGAACGCCCTAAAAGACCGTATCACCTATAATGTGGTTCAATCGGCAATCGACACCGTTACGGCTAAAATTGCTAAAAATAAGCCTCGGCCCTTGTTCCTTACCAATGGCGGCGACTACAAGGTGCAGCGCAAAGCCAAGAAGCTGAACAAATTTATCGACGGGTTGTTCTATGAAAATAGTGCTTATGATCTCGGCACTCTTGTGTTCCGCGACGCTGCTGTATTTGGCGACGGTTTTATTCATGTGTTTGAGCATTATGGGCGTGTTGCCTTTGAGCGTGTTTTGCCCTCCGAAATGTATGTCGATTGGGTTGAAAGCTTTTATGGAAAGCCACGCCAGTTACATCGTGTCAAAAATGTGGACCGTCAGGTACTCATGCAGCTCTTTCCTGAGAAGCGCGAGGCGATTATGGCGTGTTCCGGTGCCTCCGCCGATCTCGTCGGAACTTATCAAAATGTGGCAGATCAAATCACGGTCGTCGAATCCTGGCACCTCCCGTCCGGGCCCGACGCCACCGACGGATTGCACACCATAAACATTACAACTACCAACCTCTTCGAAGAGGAGTACATCAAAGACTTCTTTCCGTTCGCCAAAATGCCGTGGTGCCCTCGTATGTACGGGTGGTGGGGCCAAGGAGCTGCCGAGCAACTCCAGAACATTCAGCTCGAAATCAACAAAATCCTCTGGATCATTCAGCGGTCCATGCACCTATCCGGCACCTTTAAGGTCCTGATTGAAAACGGATCGTCAATTGTTACCGAGAAGCTCAACAATGACATCGGGTCAATCATCCACTACAACGGCACCAAGCCCGAGTATGTGATACCGCCAATTGTCCCTGCCGAGTTTTACAGTCAGTTTGAGCGCCTGAAACAGCTCGCTTATGAGCAAGTGGGCGTATCTCAGCTTTCTGCCGCTAGCCAAAAGCCCGCGGGCCTCAATTCCGGCAAGGCGCTCCGCGAGTACAATGACATTGAGTCTGACCGCTTCAACACCATTGGCAAAGCTTACGAAAAGCTGTTTCTTGACCTGGCCCGCATCGCTATCGACAAGGCCAAGGAAATCTATGCCCGTGAGGGTGGGTACGAGGTTAAGGTGCCCGGCAAGAAATTCATTGAGACCATTGATTGGAAACAGATCGACCTCGACGAGGACGATTATGTGATGCAAATGTTCCCAGTATCCTCGCTCCCCAACACTCCCGAGGGGCGCCTCCAAACGGTTCAGGAATATATGCAAGCCGGCATTATCAGCCCGCGGTCTGGTCGCCGGTTGCTGGACTTCCCTGACTTGGATCAGATTGAGGACCTGGCAAACAGCCAAGAGGACTACTTGCACGAAATCCTTGAAAAGATCGTTGATGACGGTATTTTTACCCCGCCGGACCCGTTTGATGATCTCAAGCTTGCACAAGAGCTGTCACTCGAATACTACACCCGTGCCAAGCTCCAGGGCGTTGAAGAGGAAAAGCTCGAGCTTCTACGTCGCTTTAACGATCAGGTGTTGGTCCTGATTCAAAAAGCTATGCCACCCCCGCCTCCCATGGGAATGGGCGGTGAGCCTATGGCCGCACCCGCAGCCCCTCCAGTGAGCGACCTGTTGCCGAATATCCCGGGGGCGATTGCTTGAAAGAGCCAAACCACGGTGAGGCCTACGGGGCCTTGAGGCGCTGCGACTACTGCAACTCTTACCACGGATTCCTTTTTGTGTGTCGTCACTACAATGACGAAATCAAGCGTAAGGTTGAAAAGGATGCTAAAGAGTTTAAGAAACAACTGAAGAAAAAGGAGCGAGGACTATGAGTGAAGAATTGGCCCTGAATATCCCTACCCACGAAAACCCGGTTGCCGTTAAAGAAGCCGAGGCGCCAGTAGCGCCGGAAGCTGTCGAAACCAAGGCACCCGAGTCGGATGAGCCGGCCCTTGCCCCTAAGTTTGCTGCCCTGGCCAAGAAAGCCAAAGCCGCACAAATGGCTCAAGCCAAACTCAAGGCCGAGCGAATTGAGATTGAGCGTGCCCGTAAGGAAATTGAAGATTTTAACAAGTACAAGACCGAGGCCAAGCAAAACCCACTCAAGGCCCTAGAGGCCATGGGCATCAAGTATGATGACCTGGTTAATTTTGTGCTGAATGGCGAGCAACCAACCGTTGATCAAAAGCTGTCCCGGGTTGAGTCTGAGCTTGAACGCTTCCGTCGTGAGCAAGAAGAGCGCGAGCTGTCCAAAGAGAAGGCTGCCCAGGAGGCCGCCGAGCGCCAGTATCAAGAGACAATTGATAGCTTCAAAGGCAAGATTACCGAGTTTGTCACAGGCAATGAAAAGTTTGAGCTGATCAACCTGCATGACGCGCAAGGTCTTATCTTTGACACGATCGAGGAGTATTTCAACAGCTCTGGCAAGATCATGACCATTGAAAAAGCTGCCGAGCTTGTCGAGGGGTACCTGGAAGAGCAAATCGAGACCACCCTGCAAAAGACCAAGAAATTCCAATCGAAATTCGCTCCCAAAAAGGACGAACCGCAACCACAAGCGGCTAAGGGGCCGAGCCCAACTCTCAACAATACCGTTGCGACCTCAAGCTCTGCCCCTAGTTTTTTGCCACCCAAGACCGAGCAAGAGCGCATCCAAAGAGCCCTTGCGAAATTGTCGGGTGCATGACACTTTTTACATAAGACACTCCATAGCCAACGGGGGGTGGCGGCCAAGGTAGGCCAAGCCCCCCAAGTGGCACAAGCTAGACATATAAGGAATGTAAGGGTCGCGGCATACCATAGCCGCTAGCGGTTATCCTATTTAACGCCCTTTAATGCGAATGGGCATCAAGTGATTAAAATAGTGGCGAGTGACGCTGCAAAACTAACTCTTTTCAAAAGGATAACCCAAAATGTCTCAATATCTCGACCTTAGCGCGATGAACGCCGCGCTCAAAGAACTGTACGATGGACAAGTTGTAGAAAACCTCGTTTATGCTGATAACCCCTTCTTGGCTATGGTCAAGAAAAACACCGATTTCGGCGGTAAGTACAAGCCGATCCCAATTATCACTGGCGCATCCCAGGGCCGTTCTAGCACTTTCTCGAACGCTCAGGGCAACCAATCGCCTGTTCAAATCGAGTCTTTCCTCCTGACCCGCGTTGCCGATTACTCTATCGCGACTATCGACAACCAAACCATGCTTGCTTCTAAGACTGACAAAATGTCTTTCTTGGAAGGCGCAAAGCTCGTTATCGACGGAGCTATTCGCTCGATCACTAACTCTGTTGCTAGCTCCCTGTTCCGCTCTGGAACCGGTTCTATCGGACAGATTTCTACTATTTCTGTTGCTGGCTCTGGCCCTTACATCGCAACTATTGCCCTCGGCAATGCTAACGATGTGGTTCAGTTCGAAGTCAACATGTACCTGGTTGCCACTCTCACCGATGGCGGCGCTGCAAGCTCCGACGTTGGCGTAATCACCAAGGTTAACCGCTCCTCTGGCGTGCTGACTGTTCAGTTTGCCGCTTCTCCGAGCGTTACCTGGGCTGCTAACTCCTACCTTGTCGTTCAGGGTGACTTGAACCTCAAGCCAAAAGGGCTCGCTGCATGGCTCCCTAAAGCCGCTCCAAGCACTGGTGACAACTTTTTCGGCGTTGATCGATCTGTTGACCCGACCCGTCTCGGCGGTGTTCGTTACGACGGATCTGCTCAGTCGATCGAAGAAGCCATCATTGATGCATCCTCCCTGCTCGCCCGGGAAGGTGGAAAGCCAAACGTCTGTATCGTGAGCTTTGCTTCTTACGCTGCTCTCGAAAAGGCTCTCGGAAGCAAGGTGACCTACACCGAGCTTAAGGGTCCTGCCGAAATCGCTTTCCGCGGTATCATGATCAATGGCGCCAACAGCATGATCAAGGTGTTCCCTGATCGTAACTGCCAGGCCCTGACTGCTTACCTGCTCCAGATGGACACCTGGTGTCTTGAAGGGCTCGGAGAAGTACCTCAGATCCTGCGCTACGGCGACGGATTGGAAATGCTTCGGGTTTCTAACGCTGACGCCGGCGAAGTCCGGGTCGGTGCTTACTACCAACTCCGTACCAATGCCCCTGGTTGGAACTGCGTTGTTAGCCTGTCTGCCTAATTAGTGGAATAATGCAGGGGGTGGGGTCATTGGCCCTGCCCCCGATTCCAAGACGGGGGGGCTCGCTCTTGGACTACCAAAACCAACCTCCGGCCTAAGAATCCGGTTTAGAAAAGGAATCGTCATGGCAAATAGATTTTTTAACCAATTCGGAAAGACTCTCGAAAAAGAAGTGGTGAGCCTGTTTTTGCACGCTACCTTTGGTGCATCGGGCGCCGTTACCCT